AAAAGGGAGAGGATTTGATTAGCATGAGTAACAGTATTGCTTACTAAATCAAAGAAATCCCTATATGTTGGTCTATTACCTTTAATTATTATAAGTTTATCCGAGACAGGCAGTTTAACATCTCCATCAACAATTAAATAAATGTTATCTATTAGATTGTTAGAAATGTTTTGTTTCAGGCAATATAATAACTCCTTTTGCCTCTTTGGATTCTTATCCTCATAAAAGGATGTATAAAGGTTTACCATATATATTTAATCAACCCTATTACTGCTAACAATATAAAACTAAAGCCTAATAAAACAAAGCCTCCACAAATCATGTGAAATAAAAACCTAACTATTCTCATCTTAAAATATTGCTATGCCTGTTCCTGTATAATGCCCTAAATGAGTTAAATCATACTTTTCATTTTTCAAGCCATTCCAGAAGTTACTCATCTCTTTGTTTAAATTAATATCATCAAACATGACTAAACCTTTATAATTTATCTTTACTAGATGATCAACAAACTCCTGCTCAAATGTGCCATCATGGTAAGTATCTAGCATAATAAAAGGACTTGACAAAATCAAATCATCTTTATCTAAAATATTGCCTATTTCAAAAGATATATTATCCTTTTTTATCTTAGATATAATTGGCTGACTCGCTAAATCATAACTGATAATCTTATTACCGCTATGAGCCAAAGCTATTGCAGAGTTGCCCTGATAACTTCCAATATCTAACAAGGTTTTACCTTTATATAATGATCCGATGTAAGCTAGTAGCCTATAATGCTCTTCACCTGCCTCCATAAAAAACCAATTGTTAGGATAACCTTTTTTTAGGAAACTATCTCTGTAACTATCAAACTCTATACTGTTTAATTGCTCTTTAGTTGCTTTTAATATTTTACTTATCATATTGCTTTATTATTTCTTTGTAATTATTATGATACTTATCTATTGCATGATAGCCTACTGAGCCTAACTCAAATTCTGTTTCTACGGAAAACTTATTACAGGTTTTCCTATCGGGCAACTTATAGCCTAACTCTCGCATTTTATTGCAGAAGTATATATCCTCATTGCCATGTACTCCCATGCCTTTATATGGATGCTTTGAGCAAATCTCATACATAACTTTAGGATTGCGTATGCTTAAACCTCCGTTCATGCAACCCGGTATGTTCTTAATCCACGCTCCTATAAAATCCCATTCTAAAAACTCCTCAATGCCTGTTTTTAATAATCCTGAATCATGTTGAAATATTAGCACCCTATCATAAATACAACCCTTCCAAAAGTTAGCATTCGTTAATATGTTATTATAAACCTGAGCAGTCTTTATGTGGTAAATCCCGCCCTCATAAGGAGGCTTTATATTTAAAACAACCCAATCATCAGATAAATACTTTTTATGGTCTGAGATAGCCTTATTTGCTATTGCTTCCCGATCATCTATAATAATCGCAGCATTCATAATTCAACTGTCTTTGTAATCTTAACCTGCAAGGTATGCTCTGCCTGTTTGCCAAACTGCCAAATAACAATATCTAAATCATTAGCCTCAGCCTCTTTAATTAACTCGTTTAGGATGTTTACTTGCTTCCTGATTTCTTTTGCATAATCTATGTCGCTCATACTAACTCCTTATTAAAGTTTTTATGTATTTTAAGGCTCTCAGGCAAAGTATTTTTATCAAATGATACTGCATTCCATAAATTGTAAGAAACACAATGCAAATCGCTTATTTGATTATCTGGTGTCCATTTATAAAATATCTCATCTAACCAATTTGTTTTAACTTCATTAGCGTGACCAAATACTAAATATTTGTATCTCATAATAGGCTCAGGCTGACAGGTGCTGAAATGATAAATAGTCTGCTTTAGGTTTAGGTTTTGAGTATTATTCTTGCGATGTAAATTCTCTAACCGTATTGGTCTAAATCCATCGTAACAAGCAAAGTTAAAAGACCTCCAAAAGTTTATAAATCCTTCAATGCCATAAAACCTCTCTATGCCCCAGTAGGCATACTCAAATGATGCTTCTAACTCATCTGATTTATAAACCTCATCTGAATCTACTGTCAATACTAAATCAAAGCCATGCGTATATTTATATTTTACATTACGATGCTCATTCTCTGCGCCGTATCTATCTGCTCTGTCCCAAATCATTTTATCACCTAAAACCTCTTTGCAAGTATCAAAAATATATTGCTCATTATCTGGGCATTCCATTTGCGTTCCATGTCCTTGACTAGGCATCATGCTATAAGCAATTACCATTTTATCTACATGATCTACAACCGACATCAAAGCCTCACGCAAGTAATCACCTGCGTAGTGTATAGTCATAAATCCTAATACTTTAATTTTGCTCATATATCTCTATTAAATTTTTTACCATGTTATCAAAAGTAAAATTTTGTTTTACATATTCCTGACCTTGTTTAGCTATTTGTTTGCGTTCATCTTCATTTGCCAAATAATAGTTTATCAATTCAATTAACTCAGGAAATGTTTTCCACGTTCTTAAATGCTCTCCATCTGTAAAAGGCATAAATTGATATTCTTTAGCTAGGCATAAGCACCCTGATCCCATTATCCTTAATATCCTATCACTTGAGTATTTAGGCTCATCAAAATGGCTTAAATTAATACCTATCTTAATACCTCTATATGCTTTTGATTCATCTGCTTGACTATGATTAAAATTACCTGAGGCATTATTCCAGTTATTGCCATATACTCCGTACTGCCCTCTATAATGTCTATTTAATAACTCATTCATTTCTATTCTCATATTTGACAGTGGGAACATAGTATGTCCGTAATTATTGCCAAAAAAACCTATTTCTTTTAAGTTCAAAGCATTGCCCTCTGGAGTGTATATCTCAGCATCATAACCAATCTCTAAATAGCCTCCATTCTTAATATTATTTGCATCTCTTAGATTAGTAAACAAAGTGCGATCTACATACTCAGCCATTTCAATCATCCATTTTGGAGTTGCATCTCTTATATCTCCGTTCCAATTACAAATCCATGCTCCCGTCTTTTTCATTTCCTTGACAGTTTCTATTTGGATGATGTTAGGTGCTTGAATTTGCATGAATATAATATCAGGCTTAAATGCTTTAGCCATTGCAATAGCTTTGCTATTTACCTCTTTATCTCCTGTGCTTAACTCTATGTAATCGCTTGAGTTAGCTAAAAACGCTTTGCGCATTGAATCAAAAGGAGGAGGACCAACGCATAAACCTAAATGGAATATTCTCATAAATTGTTAAAGTTATAGGTTTACTTTTTAAATTATTTGTTAAGTTATAGGTTGATTTTTCTAATGTTATCCCAGTCTTTTATAAACTCTAATATTGATGGGTAATTTATTCGACCTGCTCCACACTTCCTGCGGACATGAATCCATCCATTTATGACGCCAATTCTGATTTCATACTCTTTGTGTTTGTATAATCCCTCTTGACCTATAAAATTGGCTTTGAACATAAAGCAAAGGTAATTATTTATATAACATAATGAAATAAAAAAAACCTGCCAAATTAATGACAGGCTTTTCATCCTTACACTTATTAACCAAAAAAATTAGCTAGGATTAGCGTTAAGTGAACCAGTTACGAATGCATCTGTGTAGTATATTGGTAAAGCAATACGACCTTCAACACGTACAGTAATCTTGTTCTCACGAACGTTTGTACCATCTTCCTCAAAGAATCTAACAATTGGATTCTCACGTACAAATAGTTGCGCACCTTTTGACCAGTCACCAACTAAATACTTAGAATCGCTCATTGCAGTAGACTTGAAGATTGGAACTCCTGAGATAAACATTTGACCATTTACAAGATCAACTGCAACTCCACCCGGAAGAGTGTAATCATTAGTTGTTCCTCTAGTAAGCATCAAAGCATAAAACTGCTCAGGACTAACAAGGATACCATTTGCAGAGTGGTTATTGCTTTCAATTTGTGCAACTGAATCTAGTAACTTCTCAACCTGAATGGTACGGAAACCTGTGTATGCCTCAGCATTAGTAATCAAACCACCTAAGTTTGGAGAAACACCAGATCCGTTAAGTAATTGATTATCTTCAGCATCTAAGTATTGCTCTAACAAACGGCTTTGAAGATAAGATCTCATTGCTGAAATATCATCTAATGCCTTGCGAGTTATGCGAAGGTAACCTGCAATAAACTCAGATGGTGCTACCTCTTCAGTTAAATCGTAATCAATTTGAGATTTTGTACCTGAATTATCTGCCCATGCTGCAACTGATCCCTCAGAACCTGTCTCTTGCAAGTAGTGAATTGCAGAAGTGTTCATAACTCCTGTTGGAAGTAATGCTCTGATGTGCAATTTTCTAGGTGCAGCAGGAATGATGCCCGGTAACATCTGAACGTTAGCAGCAGCTAAGTCAGTAATGTTAGCAAGTGACATATCACCTACAGTCTTTAATTCCATTGCAAACTGCTTGATTTCTTTTCTACGGAATTTCTCCAAATTATCAGAGTTCTCATCCATAGCAGTAGCAAATGCCTTATTGAAAGATACTGGCTCTTTGCTTTGTGCATCCATTTTGATTCTGTTGTTTTCTGATTTGGCTTCAAGCAATGCTTTGTCCATTTCGTCAATACGAACATTTGCAGATTTTACTGCATCTTCTAATTTTGCATCAACTGCTTTAGTAGCTTCGCTGATTGCGTTTGCGATGATGGTCTTTGCCTCATCTAGTGTTTTAGCTTTGTTTGCATCTAGCAACTCCTGAGCCTTTAATTCTAAATTGTCCATTTTTTAGTTTTGTAAAACGTTAATTAAACTTGTTAATATATTCGGCTCATCTTTTACTGGAGTGACTAATGTCGGCTCTGTATCTAATAGTGAATTTTTACCTAAATTGAATGCCTCTAGTTGGAATTGCTTTAATGCTATTTCCAATCTACCAAAGCCTTCATCTGTCAAGCTACCATCTTTTAGCAACTTAATCATTTTTGCAACCTGATCATTTATCTCTGCCATTGTCAAAGACTTGAACCCTGTGAATGGAGTCATAGGATTAGCACCCAGAGTTACATTTGATCCTTCGTATAATTTAATCTCTTTGATCATGCGCATTCCTGTCTTTTGATCATAGTCTGATTTAATAGTTGAAAAACCAATCGAATGCTGAACTACAATTCCCTCAGCGTAAAGAATCATTGCATCTCTGCCGTATGATGTAGGTGCTATTTTACTCTCAAAGTATATACCTCTCTCTTGAGCCTCTAAAACCATAGGCTTTCCATGCGGTTGCGCATAGTTATGC